GCATACAACTTGAAGATCATTCCCGGCTCCAGCTCCTGGTCCATCTTGTACCCGTACTTCGCAGCCGTCGCATTCGCCAAATCCACAAACTCCCCCGTGCTCTTGATAAACACCGCCAGGCACGCCGCAATCTGTACCCGTTTCAAGCTCGCCAATATCAGCAAATCCAGATCACGCAAGTCCTGCAGCACCGCGTGGAACATCGGCACCCCATGCGTCTGACCCGGGCGCCCCACGATTTTCAGATGGCATATCTCCGACGCAGCCACCCCCACGTACTCATTCCTCGTGCCCTTCTGCCCCACCCGATGCCAGTCCCCGGGGTGGTACTTCAAAATCCAGTACCGGACCGGCACACCCGCCGCGTCACGCTCCACACCATCACGAACCTCGTGCCCCTCCGGAATCGCGGCCTGCACCAACGCCGACTCCATGCACAGCCGGTCCGCCTCTATCGTCTCGAACCACACCGGGTCCTGCGGATCCCGCTTCGCACGCTTCCGCAGCACCTCGCCGTCCTCCAGCACCTTCCGGAACAGCAGACGCTGCGCCTCCTCATGTAACAGACCGTCCACCGGCGACAGCCCATGACGACGCTCACGCCACACGCTCTCCAGCCGGCCGTTCTTCTCCCCCGCATTCGAACCCAACGTACGCGCCTGTACCGTCATCCCGCGGCCTATCACGTTCCCCACAAACGTGTGCTCCGTCAGACCCGACGCGATCGGATCGTCACGATTCAATTCCCGGCTACGGTTCCGCAACGCCGGCAGACTCGTCTGGATCTCCATGTCCGCGCTCGTGCTCGAACCCGACCACGGCCCCGCATGACCCCCCACGCGCGCCGACTTGTAACCCATTGAACGCAACGTCGCCAGCATCAGCTTCCGATAATCATCGTCCCGATCCATCAGGCCCCAATGCACCCGGAACGCATGACGACGAGGCGACCATATCGACAAAGCCCAATTCGTAACCCGGTCCACGATGCCCCCGCGCGCCTCGCCGCGAGCTTTCCAGTTATCACCCAGCATCACAAACCCTCAAGCGAAAACCCGGTGTCAGGCTCAAGCGAGCGAAGCGAGACGTGCCTGACACCGCTTTTCTCATCCCGCGCTTCGCGGGATTCCACACCGCCAGACGTGCCTGACACCGCTTTTCGCGCCGCCGTCGCCATCCCCATCACTCACCGTACCCCGTCCGCGTAGTCACGAACCGCCGCCGATCCGCACCACGCTTGCTCGATACCGCCCGAGCCGCTATCTGCTCGCCCAACTTCGACAACTGCTCCCGATACCGCGTACGCGCCCCGCCACGCTCCGTTTCCATTGGAATCTTCGCAAACCGCAGCTCCGCCACCAGATGCTTATCCTGCGCCGTCTCCCAATCGCCAGCCTCCACCGCCGTGATCACCTCATCCAGCGCCGACTCAAACTCCGACCAATTACTCACCCCTTACCTCCAGACTCCAGACCAGACTAAATCGGGGCCGGCCGGCCGACGTTTACCCGCCTCTGGCGGGTTTACCCGCCTTCGGCGGGCTTGTCCGTGCGTACTTGGCGCACAAGGGGGGCACACGGACTCATGGGCTGCGGAACGCCGGCCATAGGCAAGGGCCGACCCCGATCTCCTCAAAATCCGGACCAGACACCGACACGCTCCTGCTGCATCCATCGCACCTGTTCGCCGGCCGGTCCGGAAACCCGTTTTCACTTCCTGAGTTCCTGAGTTCCAAATTCCATCCTCAAAACGAACAGCCGCCCTGACCCCTCGCGCGAGTCAGGGCGGCATCATCATCCGGGTGCGCTCCCGGCTGCTCACCTACCCCTTACCTCATAAGCGCACCCACGTCAACCCCTTTCATTACACGCTGTAGTTAATCTCCTCCTTCCTGAGTTCCTGAGTTCCAGATTCCCTTATCCTCTCCCCGTCCGCGCCTTCTCCCGACGCTCCTTCGCCCGGCACTCATTGCACAACTCCCCAGACGACGGCCCCAGCATCAAAATGGAGCCTCCTGATTACGCCAAGCCTCCACTTCTGCCCATTTCCCGTCTGCCAGAACGAAGGCCCGCACTATCCGCCTGCTGCTCCCATCGCGCCTGCAAAAGAGCAGCAACTGGTACGGGCATCGAACATTCGGACGCACCTCAATCAAAAACACCGGATCAAACGTCGCAAGAGTGTGCCCAAACAGCGTCCGGAGATTTTCAGAAACCCAGTAGTATAAAGCTGGCGAACAAGTAATCTCATCAAAGAAGGCCGAACGAGTCATCTCATCAAAGAAGAGCCCGCCTGCCGACTTCAACCGCTCCTGCGCCCGTTCAATCGCGGCCAGTACACCGTCACTAGCCGGTATTTCGCCAGCCATCACCCTCACCCTCCTCCTGATTTCCTGAGTTCCAAATTCGTCCTCCGCCCTCCAGACTCACTCCACCTCCACCCCCAGCTTGAACCGATGCTCACACGCCCGGCACCGGAACCACGCCACGTCATCACCGCTCGACGTGCACACCACCGCCTGACCCATATCATCCAGCAGCACACGACGGCAATTCGGACACGGCACCAGCTCACGCCGACGCTTCTTTATCACCCGCGGCATCCGCTTACCCCGAGGCCAGTACCGGCGATCCTCCAGCACCGGCGCCGACGTCTCGCCCACACGCAGCGCCGTATCGCTCACACGCACGTCCCCCGACGGCGTCCCGCTTACCTCCCCGCCCCCCCCTGATTTCCTGAGTTCCAGATTCTCCTCCTCCCGACTCCCCGCTCCAGACTCCGGACTCCACCGCCGCTTCGCCGTCCGACCCCGCTTCACCTTCTCGCCGCTCCTCGCCATCATCGCCCATCCCTTCCTGATTTCCTGAGTTCCAGATTCTCGCCCCTACCGCCCTATCAGCCACCGCTTCCGCTGCGCCGCAAACCCTACACCCCGATCCGTCGTGCTCTCCGGACCACTCGGACCCCCCTGACCACGCACCCCCCGCAACGCCCACACCTTCTTGATATCCGCCGCAGCCGTCGCGTACACACCCGTATCCAGCAGGTGATTCTCGATGCCCTCACTACGCGGAATCCACACCTCACGCGTACGCCGGTACCGGTCCACCTCGATCACACGATGCTCCGACGTAAACTGAGACACGTACTCCTGGCCCACCTCCCGATGCAAATGCCACTTCCCATTCTCCACCAGCCCAAAAATCACATCCTTATAATAATGCGTGTCCACGCGCCAGTACCGATGACTCGACTTCAACCTCTTCCCCGTCACCGGATGCCGCTCTATCTTCCGCACCTCGTGCGGCACCGTCATCCGGCGCGTCGCGCCCTGGACCGCCATCAACCGCGGCGCATGCTTCCGCGTGAACCGATACACCTCGTCCGTACGATACCGGCTGTCCATCAGACCAAACGCCACACGCAGCTCCTCGCCGTTCCCCTTCCGGAACACGCGATCCAGCACACGATCCTCCACCTCCCCGAACGTCTGCACCAGCGCCCACTCCACCAGCCACGACTCCTGATCCACGCCCCAGCCACGCACCTCGTAATAAATGTACCGCTTCTGGAGGTCCAGCCCCGACGTCAGCACCACCACACCCTCCGGTACCTCACCCCGGTCATAATCCCCCTCCAGATTCTCCACCTGCGTCTCCGTCATCTCCTCCGAGCTCTCCACCCAAACCTCCGCAAGCCACGAATTCACAAAGTTCATCCGACGCGCACGATCACCCAAACTGTCCAAATGCTCAAACACCACCTCCGACCACGTCAGCCACGGCGAATACAACGCGTTCAACCAATACCCACGCACACGATTCACCGGCGCCCGCCCCACGATCCGACCACGCCGATCCACACTGCACCCGTGCGGACACCAAACCCCCCGCCCCAGCATCCCCGGCTTCTCCCCATCATCAATCGCCTTCCGGCAGTTCGGACACTCGTACCACGCCAGACGGTCCTCCAGGATCTCATCCTTGCCCGCCTCCTGCGGCCACCGGACATGCGTGAAGTCCAACACAAAATAAACCCCGCAATGCGGACACGGCACATGGAACCGGCGCCGATCCGAACGCTTGTACTCCCGCGCTATGTACCCGCTCTCCGTCGTCGGCGTGCTCGCCAGCGCACGCTTCCGGCTCGCCACGTACGTCCGCTGACGTTCCTGAGCCAGCTTCACCGGATCCGCCTCACGCCCCGAAAACGGCGGATACTTGTCTACCTCGTCGTAAATCACGTACCGAACCGGACGACTCGACAACTGCGACGGCGAACCCGCCCACGCAAAATTCCACGTCATCCGGTCCAGCCGATACTTCAACGTCCCGAAATCGTCATCCACGCCCGTCAAATGACGCCGAAGCACCGGCGAATCGTCTATCACCGGCTTCGCCCGCTCCTGCGAAAAGTCCCGAGCCGTCTTCTCACCCGCCATACACCACAGCAACGGGCCCGGATCCTGATCCACCGCGTACATCCCCATCGCCAACAGCGCCGTCGTCTTCCCAACCTGCGTACCCGTCATCAACACGATCTGTTCCACGCCCACGTCACGCCAGCACGCCAACGGCTCACGCAGATACGGCGTCCGGTCCAACCGCAACGGGCCCGGCTCCGCCGACGTACGCTCGCTCAGCACCACGCTGTCCTCGGCCCAACCCCCCACCGTACGCTCCGTCGGAAGACGCAACGCATCCGACACCACACCCCCCGGGTCCCAAACCATCCCCTCAGCTACACCCACCGCCATCCCGCATTATTAACTCCTAACCTCCCTCAACCCATGCGACGACCACCACGCCCTCGACCCCTCCGATACCGCTTTCGACCGCGAGGACCCCGCGGCCACACCGACGTCCACAACGCCTTTTCCACCGCCCCCGCTCCCTCCTCCCTCCAGACTCCCGACTCCGGACTCCAGACTTCTTTACTCCACCCGCCGCGTCCCGCTTCCGTTTTCCTATCGACTCCGGACTCTGGACTCCAGACTTTTTCCGCTTCCCAGCCATGCACCTCAATCAATCCCTTGCTTCACCTACCGCACCCCGCCACGGCCATTCACCGATCGCATCTCCGCCGCAGCTTTAAACGAGCACCCCCGGCACAGATCCAGCCCATCTTTATACGTCCACCCAAATTTACTCGCCCGCTCACGCACCGCAGCCAACACCGGATGATCCTCCGGCACCTTGTCCCACAAGTCCAAGTCTTCCACATCCCACCCGTGATACTGCGCCGTGCACCGCTGTCCATTCGGCCGGCCGTTACATTCCAAATCCAGCTGGCACCGCCTATGCGTCAGAATCGCGCTCATCCCGCCCGTCTCCCCTTAGCCCCTGCCTTCCTGATTTCCTGATTTCCAAATTCCTTCCCTCCAGACTCCAGACTTCGGACTCTCCGCGCCTCTGCGTTCTCCGCGCCTCTGCGTTTTATTCTTCCTCCGGACTCCCGGCTCACTTCCTCCGCTCCAGCTTCGCCAGTTTCACCTCCTCCACCCCCGCCTGTGCATTCGCCAACCGCGCCCGCGCCGTCAACAACCGCACCCGCGCACCCGCCTCCTCGATCAAGTGCACCGCCGCCTGAGCCTCCAGCAACCCCGCCTGCGCATTCAACAACCGCACCCGCGCACCCGCCTCCTCGATCAAGTGCACCGCCGCCGCCCCGGGCCCCCCGTTCCCGCTGGCATTCTCCTCCGGACTCCGGACTCCAGACTTCGGACTCCTTCTCACCCGCCACCAGAACAGCAGTCCCCAGCCCAACAGCACCACCGTCGCGCATCCCCATATAATCCACAAAGTCATCACCCCAACCCTCCATTCCTGATTTCCTGAGTTCCAAATTCACTCCCCATACACCTCCATCTCAACCATCGGCAGCCGACCCGTCACCCCATCCAGCCCCAGCTTCACCGCGATTTCCTCCAGCCACCCAGCCAGCCACACCCCCCTCGAGTCCACACGACACTGACCCTTCGGCACCCACACCTTTATCAGCCCTCCGTCCCGCCCATTCACCTTGTGCCCCACCGAAATCAACAGACCCCTCACCGTCTCCTTCCCCTCCG